GGTGCCTGTGGGATGAGACTAGCCGCAAGATATGCTGCTTGCAAGCTGTATTTTGCGCACACCGCAAAAAATATCCATTGCAACGGGAAACGCCTTCCTGTATCGTGGCATTATGAAAACCGAACACACCATGCACCCCGTCAAAGAATGGCTCGCAAAAACGGGCCGCAAGCAAAGCTGGCTTGCCGCGCAGATCGGTAGGACGGAATCGCACCTGAGCCGCATCATCAAGCTTGTGGAACCTGCGTCATTAGTTGACCGCATGGCAATCCAGGCGGCTACTAGCGGCGATGTGAAAGCCGACCAATGGCCGGATGTTGCACCATGACCTTGCCTGCTGCGCTTACCTCCCTGGGCGCGGCCAACTCCCCGGCGATTGGTACGCCGTCGCCGGGGCTTTTCGATCCGCTGGCGCTTCGGTCAATGCGCTTCCTGCCTGTTGGACCTACCCCGGCTGTAGCGATGCAGTCGGGGGCTTTTCCAACGCCATGACATTCAGCGCGGGGCGGACTCATCCCCCGCGTGACCAGCGAAGCCGGGGTCGCTGCCTGCGCTGATTACCCCGGCGTCACACACAAAACGGAGCCACGAAATGACCGCCATGCACCACCCCCTCGACCTCTCGCCCGAACACGCCATAGGCCGCAAGACGCCTTCGGAGTGGTCCGCTATCGCCCGCGCGCACGTCGCCAGTCTCGATCACAGCACCTTCACCGCCGCGCAGGATTTGGCGCTGTGTGAAGGGCTGTGGGCAGGTTGGTCGGCAGAGCATGTTGCGGCCAAGCTGGTCATCCCGCCGCTGGATGCTGTGCGGCGGTTTCGCGCCATTACCGGCCCGCTGCATCTGCGTTACGCATGGCGCGATGTATTCCCGTTGGACGCGCAAACTGCGCTGTTGGCCGCGCTGCGTGAGGTGGCGTAATGGGGGCCGTTGCGTTTGCATATCTACCGCCGACTGACGAAAACGACCACCGGCACACATGGACGGCAATTGGCGATCATGGCGCAATTCATGTCTGGGCTGCACCAACGCCGAACTACCCATATTACCCGCATCATGAGCGATTCTACGGCGGCATTGAGGTTCACAGCCTGACAGGCGAAGGCGAGCCAAGCCATTCGACGTGCTGGCTGTTGAATGTGCCGTGCTGGCATGACGGCAGCAGCCTGTTTTTCTCGGAACGGATTGAGCCGATGCTGCGCCACATGGATGCAGTCACCCCGTCGATCAGCGATGAAATCAACCGCATTATGGCCGAGTGGTACGAAGCATATTTGGTGCCAAAGGTGCCAGTATGACCGCCCTCACTCCATCCCGGCATCCCGCCGGATCGCCTGACTTGGCAGGCGTAAACCAGTCGCCCGTACATCAGCATACGGGCGGTTTTGATAAAGGACAGACCGCTGATCAGCCCGCGCTATGGCCCGACACAAGCCGTCGCGCGGGCAACCTTGCAGGGGCCATATTCCGCGCGCTGATGGCCGAACGCCGCAGGCACCCGCGCGGAACCCCTGATCACGAATACCGCACCCGCGCCGCACGCAAAATTCTGTGGGCCATGCGTGGCGTGCCGACAACGGAGTGGGCAGCATAATGGCACAACCGGAACACATCGTGCAGGTCGCAATAATCAAATGGCTGCGGGCCGTAATGCCGAAAGCCATTATCCAGCACAGCCGAAATGAACACCAGAAAGCCGGTATGGCTGGCATGTTGGCGGCGCAGCGCGGCAAGTCGGCTGGCGTGCTGTCAGGTTTCCCTGATCTGATCGTTCTGCCGCCCGCCGAAACCGGGCCATTTTTCCTAGAAGTCAAAGCCGAAAAAGGCACGGTTTCTGCCGTTCAAAAGCAGGTTCACACGATGTTGCGCGGCAATGGCTACAGGGTCGCCGTTGTACGATCGGTCGATGATGTGCGCGCCTTCCTGATGGAGCATCAAATCCGGCACAATGAGGTGCTGCAATGAGCGAGTTTGACTTCCTCGATATACCCCTAGCGCAGTCCTCCAGTGTCGATGACACAATGGGCGTCAAGTTCACCAGCTTCACCCGCGCAGAACGCACCACACGGCAAATCGTGGCTGGGATTGAAGCCTGCGACGACTTGCAAGCCCTCGAAACCTACTTTGAGGCTGAAACCATTCTGATCGAAGCCGTCACCGCATACAGCGCCGAATTGGGCGATAGAATGCAGGACGCCTTCACCGATCAAAAAACCATGCTGCAAGGCGCACAAGCTGCCGCCCTGCGTATCGCCCAGGCAGCGGCGCAAGCTGCCATTCACACGAGCCACACGGAGCAAACGATGGCAAATCAAGACTTCAAGAAGTTTGTATTCAAGAACGTGACCTTTTCTTGGCCGCGCCTGGATCAACCCTACCGCTACAACCCGACCACCGAGAAATCGGAAGCCTGCCCGGCCAATGCGCAGGGCGCAGGCTATTCGCTGGCTTGGACCATGCCTTACACCCAGGCCAAGCCGATCTTTGAGGAAATGAAGGCGCACTATGCGGATTGCCGAACCCGCAACCATAAACTGCCCGCCTTCGGCATGGTGTTCGGCCTGAAAAAGCTGAAAGACGCGCAGGGCAATGACACGGGCGAGGCGCAGTTCACCGCCAAGAAAGGCGCAATGTCCAACGATGGCAAGTTGAACAAGCTGCCAACCGTTGTTGGTGCCGATCACCAAGACCTAGCCGATAAGGCAATCTGGAGCGGATCGACGGGGCATGTGCGCGTGCTGGCGTTTCCGTCTACCAACCCACAAGACAAGTCGGGCGGCATTTCCTTGCTGCTTGACGCCGTTGTCGTGACCAAAGCCGAATACGGCGGTGATGGCCTCGATGACGACTTCGGCCCGGTTGAAATTGTCGATGATCTGCCCGGCGGTGACGCCGCGTTTGCAAGGGCTGCAACCCCTGCAAACGCACCTGACGACGCGCCCTTCTAAGGGCTTCCAGCTACAGGATCGCCCGGTCCCCAAAGGTGGGGGCCGGGTTACCGAACACCAGCAACCCGACAGGATACAATATGGAAATCAAAACGGGTTCCCTTTTCGACGACCGTGGGAATACCATCGCGGGGAAACGTGTGGCGCTTGACGCCTCTTTCCCGGCCCTGAAACCGTGCCGATTCTGCGGCCACCTTACCGGCGTTTTGACCGGGCCAAGCGGGCCGCACTCCGAAGGCGTGCGCTGCGAAGCCTGTTTTCGTCACATTGGCTGGTTGCCGCCGTCTTACAATGGCAGCGATGATTTCAGTGTGATCGAATGAATGTGGCGGTGAGCGCACCGCTTATGGTGACAGGCAACGGGGGCAGCGATACGCACGCCCTCACCATATCCAACAAAGACGGGCAGGACATACCAAACCCGCACCCATCCGCCGGGACAGAATACGGCACAATCACGGCAAAGCAGATCGCCACACTGGCGCAAAAGCCAGCAGCTTGCGTCAAGATGCAGGCACCATGGTTTATCGGGTCAAGTTATCATGCCCATGATGCGCGCAGCCATGAAGTGCAGCGCCTGCATGGTGCATTTTATGTTCTGCCGGTGGACATAGACAAAGGCTCACCGACGCTGGAAAAGGTGATCAAAGCCACAAAGGCCGTGTTCGGCGATGGCGTTTCATTCATCATCTATTCCAGCAGCTCCGCCACCGAGGCGGAACAGAAATGGCGCGTGCTGACCTTCGTTTCCCCACCCGTGTCCGGAGAGGATTACAAGGAAACACAAGGCGCAATATTTGATCTGTATCAAATGGAAGGTATCACCTGCGACCGGGCACTTGATCGAACCGGCCAACTGATCTTCCTGCCAAACGTGCCGCCCGAAAGGCGCGATGAAAACGGCACTCCGCTGTTCTATCAATGTCACCTGAACCGGGGCAGCTTACTCAGGATTGACCCCGAAAGCCGCATTGCAAAACGCATGTGGACAATCCGCACCGCCGTGCAGGATGCCGCCAGAGAGGCGGGCGCGCGGATTAAGCCAAATTTCACGGATGATGCCAGCCCGGTAGACATATTCAACGCATCGCACAGCCTGACCGATCTGATGCTGCAGTATGGCTACAAGCAGCAAGGCAATTCCGTTCACTGGCAAAGCCCAAACCAAACCAGCGGCAGTTATGCTGTGCGGGTGTTTGAAAATGCGACTTGGGTTTCACTGTCAGGATCTGACATGGCCGCAGGCATCGGCGCGCAGAAAGACCATTGCTGTTATGGTGATGCGTTCGATCTGTTCGTTCACTATGCCCATAGCGGCGATTACAAGGCCGCTGTGCGGGCATATGGGCGCGAGGTAAACCAGCCCGTTGTTGGGCCTGTACAAGCCCATGTAAGCGATCCTCTGTCCGATGACTTCGGACCTCCACCATCTGCACCAGACAGCCCGCCAGAGGCCAGTGACACGGCAGAAAACAGGGCGCTGAAAGAGTGGGTTTTCCTATCCAGCGACAACGAATTTTATCACGTTCCGACAGGGCGCGTGATGGGTGTTGCCGCGTTCAATCTTGCAATGGCACCGATCACCGGGCCGGTCCTGATACCAACGAAAGACGGCGTGACGGAAAAGAAGTTTACCCCGTCAAGAACCCTTGTCGAATACCTCGGCGGCAAGGTCGCTCACAGCACCATGTATCGACCTGACCTTGCGGGCGATCTGCACATCATGAGCGCGGGCATACCGTTCGTAAACTGCTACATGGCAAAGAGCGTGCCGAAGGCTGACCCACACTGGCGGGACAAGCAAGCCTGGCGCATCTGTGAACGGCATGTCCTGAACATATTGGGCGAAGTCGGCACGCTGATAATTCAGTGGATGGCGCACAACGTCCAGAAGCCAGGCGTCAAGATACTGTGGGCACCAATCATTGTCGGCGTCCAGGGCGATGGCAAAACCACACTGGCAAAAATGATCAGCGCCGCAATGGGCAAGATCAATGTGGGGCCGGTCAGCCCGGAAGCCATGTTTTCGGATTTTACCGGCTGGGCCGAAGGGTCTTGCGTCAAGGTTCTTGAGGAAATCCGGGTGCATGGCAACAGCCGATATGACGCCATGAACAAGCTGAAACCGCTCATAACCAACGACACGGTTGAAGTGGTGCGCAAGGGCAAGGACGGCAAGCAGGTCGTAAACGTCACAAATTACATGGCGCTGACAAACCACATGGATGCTCTGGCGCTGGATGAAGGCGACCGCCGCTGGGGGGTGTTCAAAACCAAGTTCGATGACCGCGCCGCCATGCTCGCAGAGTTTGACGACGCATACTGGGATACCCTGCACGGCGCGATAGACGGTGAGCCGGAAGTGATACGCGGCTGGCTGCTCAACGTGCCGCTGGAGGGCTTCAACCGTGTAGCTGGGCCTGATGTGAGCGAACACAAGAAAGCGATGATCCACTCCACCAGGACGCCGGATCAGGTGGACGTAGAGAACGCCATATTGAGTGGGTGGCACGGCGTCACTGAAACCGTTCTGGCGACGGATTGCCTGAATGCCGCGATCCATGCGGAGACAATGCAGCGCCTGAACGGCAAGCGAATGTCTAATGCGCTGGAGTCCGCAGGCTGGGTCAGGATGCCCGATCCGGTAAAGTGGAAAGCCAAAAAGCGCATCGTTTGGGTCAAGAAATCAGCGCGCATCGGCGGGATTTCGACTTCGGAAATCAGGGCCATTCTGGACACATCGGAGGGGCCAAATGACCTGTAAAAGGTTCGCGTTGAAAAATGGAACGAGAACCTTCCCTAGGTTCTGGTTCGCGTTGGGTTCGCGTTTGAAAAATGAACGAGAACCTTGCAAGTCTTTGTTTGTATTTACTTTTTCTATGAAAGGTGGAGGTTCAAGTAAATGAAAGGGGGTCAGGAGTATAAGAAAAACACCCTAAAACGGGTCAAAAAAGAGAGAAATACAAATATACAGCAAGAGTGGGAAACAACGCGAACCCGAACCTTTCATCATTCGGGGGCGCTGGCATGAACAAGGCAGCACCTCGCAGGCAGTTCAAAGAGGACCGCGTAACGCAGCCTCGATCAACGGCGGATGACATCAAGTGCGACTTCGCGCTGGGGCCGCTGGACACGGCAACGCGGGCGATGGATTTGAAATGGGGCGTCAACCGGCTGGCCGATCTAGTCAGCATCGAGACGGCGCAGAAGTTCGGTTTCAGTTGCGCGAAGTTGAACCAGGCAATCGAGGCGTCAAACCCGGATGATGCGGCGGCATGGTCGGCAGTCTGCATTCGTGGCCTTGCCGCAATGGATGCCGAAGCGACAGCCAATAATGCGCCGAAAGCAAACCCGGAAATATGGGCGGTCGGGCAATATTGCATGATCCGTGATGCGGCCATGTGGCCCGCCGCACAAGCGCAGCATCCTGGCGCGGTCATTGTGACATTGGCCGAAGTCGCAAACGCGCTGGATTCGTACAAAGCCGCCATGCCGATGATTGCCGAAATCAAGAACGCATTCCCCGGCGCGCAAATCACAGCCATCCGCCAGCGGTCCCCGCTGTCCGATGAACTCGAAGATGAAATCCCCTATTGAGGAATCCAAGCATGAACCGCACCCCACTCCCCACCCGCCGCCCCATAACAGCCGCACCGACGATTGAGCAGGAATTTGAGGATCAGGCGATCCTTTCCACCGCATCCCAGGTCTGGCCCGAAGGCCGCAAGGACGACGCGGGCAAGCTGCCATATCACCTGCTCGCCCCGGAGTTTCTCGAAGCCACGGCAGCGGTGCTGGATTTCGGCGCGAAGAAGTACGCCCCGCGCAACTGGGAACTCGGAATGTCATGGTCGCGCCCCTTCGCCGCCCTGATGCGTCACATGTGGGCTTGGTGGCGCGGTGAGGCGGCTGATCCTGAAACCGGAATGAGCCATCTGCACCACGCCTGTTGTTGCCTGATGTTCCTCGTTGCCTTCGAAAGCCGCCATGCAGGACAGGATGACCGCCCATGATGACCCACCCAGCCCATACGCTGCCCGCCACGCTATGCCTGAGCGGTTTTGGCTACCCGTGCCTATGGGCGATGCGTGAACAACGTTCTAGCGCGTTTTTTGAGGGGTGTGCGGGATGAAGTCATCTGCACGAGGGTTGTTCCGCGCCACCGGAAAGACTGCGCATCCGGTTCTGATTGGAATTGAGGACGGCGAAGGCGTGTTCGTTGGTGCCGTTGCGCGGGAAAAAGATGATTTCTACCCGACACCGCCAGAGCCAACACGCGCCTTGCTGTCCGTAGAAGGCAATAGGCTGCGCGCATTCCAAACAATTTGGGAACCTGCCGCCGGGGATGGTGCAATGGCGCGCGAGATATCCGCAATCGGGCTGGACGTTTTCAAGTCGGATTTGGTGGACCGGGAGTGCGGCGCTGAAATCAGGTCGTTTTACAATTTCCGAGCAGATGACGCCCCATCGCGGGCTATCGTGACAAACCCGCCGTTCAACGAATGCAACAGCGGGAAATGGGTGCGCCATGCGCTGGAAACCTGCGGGGCGCAATACATGGCGCTGTTGCTGCCGCTGAACTGGCCCGGCGCTGAGAGCAGATCGCGCCTCTGGGCAAACCACACGCCAGCCCGCGTTCACCTGATGCGTTGGCGGATCGATTTCACCGGCAAGGGTGCGCCGCCAATGCTCAACGCATGGTTTGTCTGGGATGCAGCACACCAAGGGCCAACAGAACTCCACATGCTTGACCGCAAGGACGCCAGACAGGAGCAGCTTCTATGACCGACCTATCCCCCTATCAGATCACATCCGCCAAATCTGCGCCGGTCCTGCCGCCCAAACCGCAAGCGACATTGAAGCCCTACGGCGCATGGGACGAGGAAGCCCTAGCCGCTGCATGGGCCAAATCCGCCCGGGCAGAACGGCACCAAGCGGCAACACCAACGTCGATCGAAAACAACGGCCATCGCTTGCCGGACGTGCCTGAGACATCAACGCTTGCCATCATGCGCCGCCTGATCGGCAAAAAGCCCATATCCGCATACATGCTTTCCCGTGCTGCTGGGCTGACCCAGTTGAAATGCCAGAAGGCCGCACAATGGATGGTAAAGCAGGGTGAGGCCAAGATCGTAGAGCATCGGCGCGGCGGGAAAACCATCACTTTCTATTGCGCGTTCAATGCACCAGAGCGGCGCGAGAACGTCAAGGACCGTTACACCGCCTATCCGATCACAGTGCGCGGCGTGACCTACCCCAGCTTCAACGCCTGCGCCGAGGCTTTGGGCGTGACCCCCGCGACGGTCTATTACCACTGGCTGCGCAAGACGGCTGACAAGATCGGGATGGGCCGCTGGAAAGATGGGAGTGCGGCATGACCACGGAAATCATGGCGTACGCCACCACGGGCCGCGAATTTGAGGTAATGGCAGACCTCGCCGCGCTTGGTGTCGCCTACTGGCCCGGCAAGCGAATAGAGTTTGAGCGGCGCGGCAAATCCCGCGTTGCCGAACCGTTCGAACATCCAGCCCTGCCGAACTACCTGCGGATCACAGCGCCGTCGCACATGCTCAGCGACATCATGGATATCCGCCACTTGTCGCGCACCATCAAATTCCTGCTGCCAGCAGACGTGCGAAGCTGGCAGAGGTTCCAAGCCGAAGCCGATGCACGCCTTGCCGATGCACGCCGCATCATCGCCGAGCGTGATCGCCTGTCAGCCGCCAATGCCAGCAGGCAGGAAATCATCAACGTGATCGCGCAGTACAAATCCGGGGATCCTCTGGAAATCGCAGACGGCCCATTCGCAGGGATGCTGGCAACATTCGGGCGCATGGTGGCCAAGCCCGGCACCTCATTCCCAATGGTTCAGGCGACAGTCCAGATATTCGGGCGGGACAACGATATCGCCGTTGATCCGCTGTCTGTGCGGAGGGCTGTGTAGGGTATTGCGCAACTAGATGTTGTGTGGCAAAGTGGGGGTGTTCGCTGTACGCAGGGCGTTTGTCCGATCAGCGCGGTGCCGGCCCGCATTTTATGACGGGCGGCTACTGCAATTCCACCAAATCACACATGCAGATCGCCATGGCGCGGCGGCGCTATCTCGATTGGTATGGTGCCCTGCTGCATCTGGCCTATGCGCTTGGCGTGCAGGGTCTGGCAACCATCCGTCTGACAGACCGGATGCCACCCCCACCCCCACCCCTTTGGGTCCTCCCCAGACCCCCACGTTATACGGGGGCGCTAGGGGCATGTGTTTAGTGGCGCTAAACTTTAGGGGCAGCCTAAACAGGGTAAACAAATGAAAGCTGCAGGGGTTTAGGATGCTGCGGGCTTCTGAGTTGGCCGATAAATTGCAGGTGTCACGCGGGCGGGTCAGCCAGCTGGTGGCGGGCGGCAAGTTGGATGGCTGTTTCGAGGGCGATGGCGCAGGGCGGCGGTTTGACCTGGCGAAGTCTGCCGAGGCACTGGGCAAGCGGCTTGATCCGGGCCAGATGCTGGGAAATGGCGCAGGCACGCGGCGGGCCTTGAAAGAGATCACCGCGCACCAGGAGCTGCACAAGGCAGAGGCTCCTCGCAAGCTGACGGAATCGGTGCCACTGACGCCGATGGATCTGGATCGCTACGAGCTGGCGCGGACGGCCAAGGCAGAGGAAGACTTGCGTACGGCGCGGCTGCGCAATGGGCGCGAAGAGGGACTTTACGTGTTGGCCTCGGAAGTAGAGCGGCAAGTCTCGCGGCTTTTGGGGCAGGAGATGCGGGAGACCGAAGCCTTTCTGAAAGAGGTTGCCCGCAAACTGGCCGATCAGATGCAGGTGGATTTCAAGGTGGCCAAAAAGGTGCTGATGGACAGCTGGCGCGGGCATCGGCAGGGCCGGGCGGATGCGCTGGACGGTGCAGCTGCATTGGTCGCACAAACTGACGCGGAAAAGGATGCACAAATCTGATGGGGTTCTTGTCGGCTGCTGAAGCGGTGGTGCTACGCGCCGCCGCTGCCACGATGCAACCGCCGCCGCCGCCAGATATCACGCGCTGGTGCGAAGAGAACATCGTGTTCGATGAACGCTCGCCGATGCCGGGTCCATTCCGGATCGAGAAGTTCCCGTTCTTGCGTGAGATACATGAGGTCTTGTCGCCGGAACATCCGGCGCGTGAAGTAACGGTGCGCGGATCGGCCCAGTGGGGCAAGACGGTATCGGTGCTGCAGCCCACCTTGGGCGCATGGCACGAGTATGGCCCGCTGGACAGTCTGGTGGTGCATCCGACGATGTCAGCCGCAACTGAATGGGTGAACAACAAGTGGCTGCCGATGCGCCGGCAGGCACCGGGCTTGCGGGCGATCTTCGGCGATGGTCGCGGTGAAAACCGCGATGCCACAATGAATCAGGAGACTTTGTCCCGGAACGGGTCGTTGAAGGTGGCCAGTGCCGGATCACCAGCCGACCTGACCGGCACCACCCGTAAGCTGGTCATTGGCGATGACCTGGCGAAGTGGGAAATGACGGAAATGGGCGATCCCGAGGCGCTGATGGTGTCGCGGGCCAGCGCCTTTGAGGATGCAAAGATCCTGCGGATTTCGACGGCGATGATTTCGGGCACTTGCCGGATCAGCCGGGCGTATCAGCGCAGCGATCAACGGCTGTTCTTTGTGCCATGCCCGCATTGCGGAAACATGGCACCGCTGACATGGGAGAACTTTCGGGCGAACATCAATCCGGAGAAGCTGCACGCGGCGCATTTTACCTGTGATGCTTGCGGCGCCGTCATCGACCATTCGCATAAGGTGGCAATGGTGGGCGCGGGCCGTTGGGTGGCGCAGAATCCGCGTGGAGATCATCCGGGGTTTCACCTTTGGCGGGCTTATGTGCCCCAGCGGGACTGGGCATCGATCGCGGTGGAATATGCCCAGGTGATGGGCTGGACCAGTTTGACTGTTACTCAGGCCACGGAACAGGCCATTCGCAAGCAGGTTGAGGCAGAGACCGAACAGACGTTCTTCAATGACGTTCTTGGGCTGCCCTATGAGCAGGCGAGCAAAGGACCGGACTGGGAAGCGCTACGCGACCGGGTTGAAAATGCAGAAATGGGGGAAGTGTTACCTCGCGGTGTGGTTCCGGCGCGCGGGGTCATTCTGACGGCTGGTGTTGACTGCCAGCAAGATCGTATGGAGGTGCACATCGTTGCGTTTGGTGCCAACGCCAAGCGCTGGACCGTGGATTACATCGTGGTCCCGCACCACATCAGCGACGTCGATGGTATGGCGGCGCTGAATGCGTTGCTGAAGGCGACATGGAAGACTGAGCTGGGCTTGCGGCTGGGTTTGGACATGATGGCGGTCGATGTAGGCACATACACTGCCGACGTCTGGGCTTGGGCGAAAAAGCACCCGTGGAACCGGGTCATTCTGGTCAAGGGCGCATCGTCGCAAAGCGGGCCGGTGATGCTGCCCATGAAGTTCGAGCGCCGGGCAGATGGTCAGGCGATGCGGCAACAAAAACGGGCGTTCGTGTTGAACGTCAGCCAGATGAAGGCAGATTTCTTTCACTGGCTGACCAAGACGGACCCGATTGAACGTGGCCACTGCGCTTTTGCGGCCGGGCTGGGGGATGAATACTACCGCCAGATCACGGCTGAGGTCCGAGTGCTGAAAAAGG